AGGCCATTATACAAAATGCGATTGCTGCTGCCGTAGGTGGAGATGCTGATAATACCGCTGCTCTAATGTCACTCGCTAAGCAAGGAACAACTCAATACAAATTATTGGAGGCAATAACTACAGCTCCTCCTGCTGTAGTGGCACAACCAAGAGTAGCAGCATATACGGGGGCAGTTGCAAACAATAGAGTTCAGGCATTGAATAGAGTTAATAATGCAATTACTATAGTTACTGATGGAACTTTCACTGCCGTATTAAATGGTGTTAATGATCCTAAGACTGCGGTAACAGTTGCAATTGAAGCAATCAGAGATGCTGATATAGGAGGAGGACCGCACGCCGGTGCTACTACAGCTGATGTGCAGGATTTATTAACGAGAGTTAGAGTGCTTGTAAATGGATTGCCTGTAGGAAGTAACCAAGCAGATATTCTAGGAGTTGGTATAGCAGATGAAGCAGAGAGAGCTGTGAGAGATGCATTGACTGCAGGAACCGCTGCCAATAACCACGAAGAAGCATTGAATAAACTAGATAATGCACTTGCTGCAACCAGAGTTGCTGCAGGATATGGTCCTGCAGCAGCAACAAATGAAGCTGAAGCAGTTGCATTAGTAACAGCAGCTGGTATTGTACCAACGGAGGGGTCTGTGAAAGGTTTATTATATAGGGTTAGAGATTTTATAAATCCAGGTGATCCAAACAGTGATCGAGCCGCAATTGGCATGGATCCAAATGATAATACAATAAATCTTGCAGTAGACGCATTGTTTAATAATGCAGGAGGCGCCGGTGTAATAGCTACCAACCGTGGAAACGCAATACATAGAATAAATAATGCGATTCGACAAGTTCCAACAACCGGATTTGCACAACCAACCAACATAGAAAATGCAATAATGGCAATTGAACAAGTTGATATTAATGATGGAGGTGCAGCAGGTGGTGGAAACCAATATGTTTACGGAAAACAAAAGGCCTACCCAAAAAATGTGACTTTTTCAAAAAAAACTACAAATAAACAAAAACACCACAAAACAGTAAGGAGACTACAAAATATAATCAACAACGCTTTATAATGTCTAGGTGTGTGGATAAGCTGCGCTTTAATCCATACGACCAGTCAATAAATCTGCAAGAGTTACTAGTTTTTGTTCCGCAGCAACGGGTTGTTCCGGATGTATTTTTGCCCACTTTGCAGTTTTTGGCGATGATGTTTTCACAGTAAGCGATGCCTCAGGTTTTTCCGATTGAAGTTCTCCGTATTTTTTAATTACTTCTGTAAAATGACGGAAATGCAAGCTTTCCATTTCATCACTACCTGCAACCATTAAATATACCCGGTACGCTTTTCCAGCGTGGCCGTCCGTCATATTATATACACTATCGCGTTCTTCTCGCATTCCTTGTATAACACGACATACGTTATTTTGGTCAATCAATACGCTACCGACTAAATGATAATATTCGTTTTGTCCGTAGTGAATACTCATTTTTTGATATTTAATAATAGTGATATTAGTACTAATAATGATATATAAGAATTATTACAAATCTTATATATAATAAAACAAATCAATTTTCTATGACTTGGTCATTACACGGTCGGAAAAAACTCCCAGTCTAGTTCCATACAAACTTTCTTCCATATCATATCTTGTTCCAACTGTTTTTCCCTATCTTTCATCATAGGGATATATGGCAAATATTGGACTTGGTCTAATAATACACACAATTGATATAGTGTATATGTATAATTAAAGAAATTAGTGCGATTAGCTGGACAATGAACAGCCCACGGTTTCTGTATTTCAATAAAGAGAACGCATAATGTTTCGTGCAATTCTTCGTTCATAATGGGCGGTTTAATACCGAAAATAGAATTGATATATTGAATATGCTCGAAATATTTATTGAGGCCGAGTTTTCGCAAAATATCGCGCATTTTGTCGTAGTTGATCAGGGACATATTTGTTATACGCTCTTTTTTAATACGCGCCCTTATAGCTTCAATGACCTCGTCAGGTATTTGCGTAGTTTCTTTTGCCTGGAATTGAGACAATATTTCTTTGAAATGATTGAGTCTTATATAGGCAGTGTATGACACTTCGTTGGGTGGTTCTTTGTTGGATGGTTTCGAACTATCTACAATATATGTGACAAATTGGCCACAATCAGTGTTATTACATATGAGAATACCTTCTTCGTCTTGGGGAATAAGTTCTCCGATTTTGCAACATTCGCAAACGTCGGATGAAACGACGAAATCTTGTATATTTAATATGGAATTATTGATATTTTTCCAATAGGCGTGATAAGTATTTTTGGATTGGCTATATTTGGTGCCGGCGACGGTTGCTGCATCGTCGGACTTGGCTTTCACTTTGAAGAACGAATTGAGAACATTGACATTTTGGCCATTATCTCCGGAAGAGACCTTTTTCTTTTGCTCAAAATAGTCGAAAATATGCTTGGAATTATCGAGGAGATATTGCTTTTTTAGGGATTTGAGGGTTTTTATTTGTTGAGACAGATTCCGGAGCTGGTCTTTTATATCCATATAGGAATCTATTTGGGTTTTGGAGAGAGTTTTCAATTGGGCCTTCAAAGAGGCTTTTTTGGATTGTAGATCGGGTATTTGTTCGGTTTCGATAAAATGAAAATGATTTAGCATTTCAGTATGCTTTTCGTCGATAGTTCCTTTTGACGGTGGAAGCGGGTTTGCTTGCTTTTGCATTGTTATAGGGAAGGGAATAGTATAATATAATAGAATTGGGTGTTTTTATGTTGATTTATGGGGAAATGTTTGATTTCAATTGAATAATATATAATGTTATTTTATAAGATTATAAATAGTATGGCTGCTGAACAACCACCAAGTTATGTTATAGGTATTCCGTTAACGGCAGATGAAGTATCTGACTATATAAATACTAACAATAAACAAACAGTCGAATATGGCTCTCCCAATTATCAAATAGATATAGTTGCATGTGCATATCAAAATGTGTCGGACAGTGTTCATGATGGGTTGAAAGAATCTGCAGCGCAAGCTGCTTTGCCTCCTGGGTTTGATAACATTACTCATCAAACGGAAGATGAACATATGGCCGCATATCTGTATAATTTGTCGGATAGAAATCGACCTAATACAGCAACATTAGAACCCCATATGCAAAACTACTATGAATCATATTTTAGAATACCATTATTTAATGGAGGATATAAAAATATAGATGCAAATGGAACTCCTACATACACGCACCGTGTTTCTGTAGTAGAAACTATGTTAGATAGCATAGGAGTAAAAAGTCCCAATGTATTTTTGTCATATGATTTTGGATTTCCAGAACTGAAGTATGATATTGGGTTTTCTAAAAATAGACAGTTTTATGTTGGATATAGACCGTGTCAAGAAAATGATGCAGCCGGAAAACCTACATTATCATCTAGTAATGCACCTGGTTTTGGATTACTTTCTACACAAGCACCAGTTGAGTTTATATGGACAAACCCTGCTATAGAACCGTTCTTTACTTATTTACCTAGATATACCACTCATATTAATTCAGTAGCTTCCGAAAATTACGCTGTTAGTAGATTTGATATGTATATTGGATGGGATAGAAATATATGGGATAAAATTAGAGATAAAGTACAGGATGAAAATGAGGCAGACCTCTTAAAATCTGCTACTATTTTTCACGATCCTGTTACTAGAGAATTTTTACCATCCAATAGCGATTGGACAAGTAAATCTGGAAAAGACCAGATACAATACCAAAAGTATCACAATGAAATGATTTCTATACAAAAAAAAGGTACAATAGAATTATTATTACCTAAAACAATTATAGAAGGACACAAAATACAAGAAAAACATTTTGAAATACTTCACGCATTGGCAAAAAACTCGGGTGATAAACTTACTGCAATTACTTATCCAAACTCTTATACCCCAAGAATGTTGGCGAGTGTTATGTTTTATATGGGATATTATACAAATGCAGAAATACTTAGAACATTATATTATATTCAACAAAACAAGCATTTGCCTATTCAAGATGATGAAAATGCATCTACAGACATTATAAATATACCTTTAGATATAAGTGAGAAATCATTTATTGCATATATTTCCCGTAGTTTAAGTAATAATCCTGAAATTGCTGGTGAAATTGCAGAACAAATTGATAAAGATTTATCAAAAAATCCTGGATACCTTGATAATATTGCAAATGCTATGGGTAATCCTCTAGGTAGTAGAAATACTGTAACAGACATTATAGACCTTATTACAAACCGTTCTGGAGCTGAAATAAATACTAGAGAAACATTACGAAGAGAACCCCGATTATTCAGAAAATTAAAAAATAAAAGCGAACCTATTTACGACAAAAATAACTATACTTATATGTGGCTAGATGATTATGTATTTGTATATGTAACACACGATAGATTAGCAGCAGCTTGTGCATTGGAACGATTGGTAGATATTGTTATATTGGAGTCTCCTAGAAAAGATGACAAATCAGTGTTTTCACTTTTTGTTAGGAAAGATACGAAAGACCCGGTAGCAATGCTTGAAAAAAATATTGAAAATATGCTTAGTAAAATCGGTACCCTTAAATCATATATAATCCAAAATGAAGATGGTTCTATAGCGGTAAATGTCAATAATGACAATGATGTTAATGGTTTTCTAAGCGTTTTTGGTATTACAAAATCGCCCCAACCTTATATATATTTAACCGAAATAAATGGAAAATTTGAAAGTCTAGGAGCACATATAGAAGCCAATCATAGGGAGGTTATTCATTTTACTTATAATTTGGATTACAATGATTTAACTAACAATGATATAATACTTAAGCTAAATATTGTAAATGGTTTAATTAGTAATACATTTTATCAAATTGAAGCTTCATATAGAAAATTATATGCGTCATTTAGCCAAATAATTGGTAATATTCCGCTGGATGCTAGAATAACAGATGCTAGAATAACAGATGCTAGAATAACAGACGCAACTATTGAACAACATATTACTAATGTAATCAGTTACTTTATTGAACCACTTATCGGTTCGATTCAAGACGCACAAGGCCTACAACAAATGGATACCCCTAAAAAACAAACTTGGTTTGCTTACGCCAATAAATTATTTTATAAAGCAAAAGAGTATTTGCAAATATATACATCATTTCAAGAATTATCTGATAAGCTTACAATATTGTCGCAAATACAACAAATTGACCTAAAAAATTATCAACAATTACTTGGTATACTATCTGGTTTTGATGGCCAACTGCAAAAACTACTTAATGAAAAAACTAAAACTGCCATAGCAAACTTAGGCCCGCGTAAATACATAAAGGACAATACAAGCGTGTCGAGAGCTTCTAGAGTGTCTACAAATTGGTTTACTTCTTCTAAAACTTCTTTAAAAAGAGCTATAGAAACTGATCTACCTAATAGTTTTGGATTAACCCAGTTATTTTGGAAACTGATTCCTATGATGAATCCAAGACACGTTATTGAAATATTCAACTATTACAAAACTAATGGTATACCTCTGATGGATAGCATTATTACACCTGATAGAAATGTAAAAACAGATTTCATAATGACACGAAATTGTTTAAATGCTATTTTGTCTGACTTTCTTACTAATGCAGCAGGTAACCAGATAGGTATCGATGAACAAGGCAACCTGATATTAGTAGATGCACAAGGTAACCCGATATTAGTAGATGCAGAAGGTAACCAGATATTCGATGTAGAAGGTAACCCAATTGCCTATAACCAAGGTAACCCGATATTAGTAGATGAACACGGTAACTCGATAGTCTTTGATGCAAAACGTAACCATATAGCAAATATTAATTTTATAAAAATAGTAGTAGAAAAATTAGTAGAAAAATTAGCTTATTGGGGCGAATCATTTGACTTAATAACTGGAGAGGAAAAATCAATGTTTAAAAAATTAGAAAAAGCAGCAAAAACGGTTACAAAAGTTTTATCTAAAAAGAAGCAATTGATGCAACAAACAAAAGAAGACCAAATATCTGAAAGAATAAAAGATATGGTAAATAGATTAATACAGAGACCAGTGCCAGAAGCTGTAGTGCCATCATCAGCTGTATCATCGGCTGCTGTATCATCGGCTGCTGCATCATCGACTGCTGCATCATCATCATCATCAGCATCAACTGCTCAACCAGATACTTCTAAAAACCCTACAAGTTTTATGAGAAAATTATTTAATATTGGTATAAAAAAGGGAGGAAAAACTGTAAATAAATATAAATCACGCAAATCTGGTAAAACTACTCGTAAATATCACAAATCGGGAGGTAGAACTATAGTGAATACAACTTACGATAGTGATACAATTATTCCTAGAATAATATTTTTTTACAGATGTATAACTATGTATATTTTGTATTTAACAAATGTAATAGAATTATATACTAATTTACGAAACAGTAAAAATATAGATGGACAACATATTACAAAATTAAATAAAAAAATAGATCGTATCACAATTATGCGAGATGAAATTGTGAAAATTGTTGAAAGATTATCAATAAATAATGGTAATAATTTATCACAAATGTCCAGAAAGAAACCATATGCTCCTCTAGAAATTGAACAAAGTATCAAATATTTTGAAGACTCAGCTAAAATGGAAACAGAACCAGGCCAAGCCCCAGAACCACCAATACATCAAATAACAGAAATACTTACCGATTCATTCTATTTACAATTAGTCAATGTCAATACTTACCTTTCAAAATTAGAAGTTTTACCAGAGCCGGACCAGGTAAATCCGAATGCAGATCTTGCAGTGAATGAAATGGATGCTGAAGATAGTGATGCAGCTCCTGTTGAAATTGTTTCAGCTTCTCTAAATCGTAATAATTTAACAATTAATTTACTAGCAGAACTTGATGAAATATTAGATACTATTCATGATGAAATAATTGAATATGTATTTGTGAATGACAATGATGAAAAAATATCTAGTGGTAATACACTCATCAAAATTGATGCTAATAGAAAAATACTATTTGATGACTTATTTGCAAGTTTCCAGCCAAGTACTGTTACACCTGAGAGATATTCATTTAATTTTGGATATAATGAGGCTTTAATACGTATGTTAGTACAAAATCAAAAATATTATAAATCTAATCATGATATTTATGGCGATAATGGTTCTGCTCAAATAGACGGTCTCATTCGCAAAGATCTTACACAAGTTCTTAGAGAAAGAATTAGTGATATGCCATTTGAAATTAAAAACAAACCAATTGTATTTACAAAACAGTGTGCAAACATTTATATTTTAGAATCACATACAATTCCTATTATAATAAACTATGCAGAAAGATATGAGTATAAGCGAGAACAAGATGCTTATGAGCTAAAACCTAATAATTCTGCAATAGTAGAAGCAAACAGAGTAGCATATGAAAGCGCAGCAAAAGCAGCTAAAAGAGAAGCAGATGAAAGCGCAGCAGAAGCAGCTAAAAGAGAAGCAGCTGAAAGAGCAGCAGCTGAAATAGAAGCAGCTGAAATAGAAGCAGATGAAATAGAAGCAGAAGGAGATGAAATAGAAGCAGAAGGAGATGAAATAGAAACAGCAGCTATGATACATTATGATGATTCACGAAGTGATGTTACTACTCTCCCCGATGAGTCTCAATATAAAATTCTTACACAACAATCTATAAATCATACCCCCATGAGGTCTAATTATTATGGAGTACCAGCTAGTGGTAAAACTGATAAAGAATCGCCTAATACTATTATCAAATCGCCACTTAAGCCTTTGCCTAAGTATAATCGCTGGCTTGCTTCACCCCGTAATAATACTGGTGTTCCGTTTGGTAGTCCTATTAATCGAGCTCTCTTTAATGATATGGGGGACCCATATGTCAGACAAGAACCAAAATATCGCATATCGAATACTCCTGATGAATATATTCTTAGTGAGAGCGATAATGATGATAGGTATGAAGAATATATTCAGGATGCGGTTGATAATATAGGTCCCCCACACCCAATGGTCAGACAAGATTCAAAACGACCCCATACTATTATTACTCCTGAATATATTAATGGTAGTGATGATAAAGCGAGTCAAGAAAGCAAAAAACCAAAAGAAAACATAGACGGAGGAAAATCAAATAAAACGCAAAAATTACGCAATACCAAAAAACACACACATCTTCGTAAAACCCATAAAAATACTAAACGGGCTAAATATATAAAGAAAAATGTCACAAAACGCCGTCGATAAACTCCAACTACAAAAAATGCTTTTTATAATGAATGCACTCAACGATGGTTGGTCCGTGAAAAAATCCCAAGACAAGTATATTTTCTCTAAAAAACACGAAAACAAAGTCGAAGTTTTCCAAGAAGAATATTTAGCCACTTTTATTTTACAAAATATGCAAGTGCAACCCAGAGTTTGAAAAACGAAGGGTTGTCGCTTTCTCCGGCAACATCAACAAATCCCCAACAATAGTTGCTATAGCACATCTATAGCAATTATTTACAAGAATTATACATCCAGATAATTATCCCGATATCAAATAAATATTTCCTACATTAGAAAAAAAATGCAATAGTGAATGTAATATAGTAGATATAAATACATTGTTTTTATGTTGAAAATACCAACTCAATCCATAACACAAAATACCAAACCAAGTAAAAAAATAATGTTCATAAGCATAATTATTTCCAATAGCCATATAGGAATGATAAACCAAAACACTATTTACAACCATCATATCTATATTCCTACGTATTCCACGTTTAGGATTTTTCCAATATAGTAAAGATGTACATAATACAGAACCCGTACTAATTACATAAACACTTTTTTGACTATAAATGGCATAACATACTGAAATTATAGTAATTTGAGACGATTTGTATAACAAATAGTTATATGGATTTTTTGAAATGTCATCAATTTGCATAGTTGCGTATTTTATATACTTTTTATATGTTTTTATGTTTATTATGGATAGATTTATTTACCCGTAGAACCAAACCCTCCTTCGCCCCGCGCAGTTTCCACGTGTTCTTCCACTAAAACCACTTCCTTAAATTGTTCGAACCGGGTCAAAATCATTTGAGCAATACGGTCTCCCTTTTGAATCGCATATGGCTTGTCCAACGAATTGTTAATGAAACAGACGAAAATCTCCCCCCTGTAATCACTATCCACGACTCCCGCACCAATATCGATATTGCTCTTTACCGACAATCCTGACCTGGGTGCAATACGCAAATAATATTTCTCGGGATGTTCATCCCATTCTCCTGGTTGGCTTTCCCAACTAACGGAAATCCCGGTGCTAACTAGCTTGCGGGTTTGTGCTGGAACTTCTAAATCCACTGCCGAAAATAGGTCCATTCCAGCGGCAAAGTGAGATCCATATACTGGGATTTGAGCGCTTTCTGTGAGTTTCTTGATATTGAGACGCATTTTTATTGTGCTGTTAATAAACAGTAATAGTGAATATATTTATGTAGTTTATAAATATATTTTTATAAAAATCGATCATACAGAAAATTGATTCATTCCAATAATATTTTTATATAGCATAATTTCAAACACCTTAATATATACTATATAGTACATAGTACATAGTCATATAATCATATTATTATAGCACAATAATGAGTATTGAAAAAAATCCTATGGAAAACACAATGCAAACTATAGAATCAATTTTAGAAGATAGTTTCAGATGTGGAACAATCAAAGTATTAGTTGGCACTATTTCCTACGAGCCTGTATTGGAGTATTACAATTCGCATAAAGAAGCACACGAACCGCCATTGCAAAGATTAGACCGGTTTGAAGGCGGCTTTAAAATTGATATTCCAGAACTGAAAGATAAATATATAGATCCAAACAATAAAATACAGCAATTACGATGGTCGCGCGGATACTTGAAATCGATGGGATATTTCGGATTTAACGGAAAACAAACAAAATTATTGCACGAGTCACTTGTAAATGCATTGGGCGAAAGCAATGTATTACTCATATAAAAATACCAAATAACATAATGCGCTAAAACAATATAAACATATTTGTATATTTATTGTGTAATAGTATAACTTTTTTAATAGTAAAAAGATGCCTAAATGTGCCGAAAATTGCGGTAAAAGTGCTTATTTTAATTTGCCAGGTGAAACAAAAGGATTGTATTGTTCAGCCCATCGATTAGATGGTATGATAAATGTCGTCGATAAACTGTGTATAGTTGAAAACTGCGATAAACGTGCTATATACAATTATCCGGGTATGACAAAAGGGGAATATTGTATGGCTCACCAACTTGGTGGGATGGTCAATGTAAAACTCAAACGATGCGCCGAATCGGGATGTTATACAACTCCTATTTATAATGTGGCAGGAAGTGCGAGTGCCAAATATTGTGTGGAACATAAGGCCGACGGAATGGTGAATGTGGTATCCAAACGGTGCCAGCAAGAAGGATGCGGTTTGATTGCACAATTCAATGTAGTGGGTGAAAAAGTGGGCGCATATTGTTCTATACATAAATTGGCTGATATGGTGGATATAAAACACAAACGGTGCGAACATCCCGAGTGCTCAAAAATGCCATCTTATAAATATTTGGAAGATACACAACCTCGTTTTTGCTCTACACATAAAACAGAGGGAATGATTGACGGAAAACATTTGAAATGTGAGCATATTGGATGTAATAAATCTCCCATTTTTAATGAACATGGAAATACTAAGCCTAAAATGTGTTTAGACCACAAAACCGAAACAATGGTAGATGTTTTTCACACAAAATGTAAATCAGAATGGTGTTTGACTCGTGCTAATAGTAAATATGAAAATTATTGTATGTTTTGTTATATGAATATATTCCCAGATAAACCTATTTCATTTAATTATAAAACTCGTGAGAAAACTGTAGTTGATACAGTACTTGAAGCTTTTCCTCAAATGACTTGGTATTCTGATAAAAAAATAATAGACGGTTGTTCTAGAAAAAGACCGGATTTATTACTTGATTTAGGTTATCAAGTTATTATTGTTGAAATCGATGAAAATCAACATAATGTATATGATTGTAGTTGTGAAAATAAAAGGCTGATGGAGTTATCAAAAGATATAGGTCATAGACCAATTGTTTTTATTCGGTTTAATCCAGATGCATATATTGATAGTAAAGGAATTAGAATAAAAACCCCGTGGAAATTGAATAAAAGTGGTATATCTTATATTCCGCAAGATAAAAAGGTAGTATGGGCCGAACGTATGACAACATTAAAAACACACATATCATATTGGCTCGAAAATGCTACTGCAAAAACTATAGAAATTATACAATTGTATTATGATGGTATGGTATAACTTGTAGTTATAATGTATATAAACGCAATTTCCTAAATAAGTATTTGAAAGTTATTTAGCAATTCATAAAAATATAATTATTTAGCAATTCTCAGAAATTATTTTCTTTACATAGTATATACCTAGTTTCAAAAAATGGGTGGAGCACTTATGCAACTAGTCGCCTACGGCGCACAAGACGTTTTCCTTACTGGAACCCCTGAGATCACCTTCTGGAAGGTCTCATATCGCAGACACACCAACTTCTCGCTCGAGAGTATTGAGCAAACTTTCTCTGGCCAAGCCGATTTCGGTCGCCGAGTTACCTGCACCATCTCCCGTAACGGAGATCTTGCTTACCGCACCTACCTCCAGGTGACCCTCCCTGAGATCAACCAATCGATGAAGCCCACCAGTGGCTCCAGCGTTGATGGTGTGTATGCCCGCTGGTTGGACTTCATTGGTGAGCAACTCATTGCCCAAGTTGAGGTTGAGATTGGTGGTCAAAGAATTGACCGTCAATTCGGTGACTGGATGCACATCTGGAACCAACTCACCCTCTCAACTGAGCAGAAGCGCGGCTACTTCAAGATGATCGGCCACACTACTCAGCTGACCTACATCACTGATCCCTCGTTCGCCAACGTCTCTGGACCTTGCGCTGCCAACGGAGGACCTTCCCAAGTGTGCGCTCCCCGCAATGCTCTTCCTGAGACCACCCTCTACGTCCCCCTTCTTTTCTGGTTCAACCGCAACCCCGGCCTTGCTCTCCCCTTGATTGCTCTCCAATACCACGAAGTCAAGATCAACATTGATTTCCGCCCCATTGGTGAGTGCTTGTGGGCTGTCAAGACCCTTGGCTCTGCCTCCGGAACTCTCTCTGTCCCATCTGCTTACCAATCCTCATTGGTGGCTGCCTCCCTCTACGTCGATTACGTGTTTTTGGACACTGATGAACGCCGCAAGATGGCCCAGAACCCCCACGAATACCTCATTGAGCAACTCCAATTCACTGGTGATGAGTCGGTCGGATCTTCCAGCAACAAGATCAAGCTGAACTTCAACCACCCCGTTAAGGAGCTCATCTGGGTTGTTCAACCTGATGCCAACGTTGATTACTGCTCATCCTTGGAGGGTCAATCCACTCTTTTCAAGACCCTTGGTGCCCAGCCCTTCAACTACACTGATGCCATTGATGCTCTCCCCAACGCCATCCACGCTTTTGGCGGACCTGCTGAGACCTCTGGCTCCCAGGCCTTCATCACTGCATCTGGTCTTTTCCAGATGGGTGGTGCTATGGATGCTGCCTCCGCTGGCGCTAATGCCAACTGGGGTGCTGATTTCGCCCAAGAGGGAGGTGCCCTTTCCACCTCTGGTCTCTCCGATGCCGGCACCTTCGTGCTTGCTGAGACTGCCCTCGATATGCACTGCTGGGGTGAGAACCCCGTTGTCACTGCCAAGTTGCAGCTCAACGGCCAAGACCGCTTCTCTGAGCGTGAGGGTTCTTACTTCGACGTCGTCCAACCTTACCAACACCACACCCGCAACCCCGACACTGGTATCAACGTGTATTCCTTCGCCCTGCGCCCTGAGGAGCACCAACCATCGGGAACATGCAACTTCTCCAGAATTGACAATGCTACCCTCCAGCTTGTTCTTTCTGCTGCCACTGTTTCGGGAACTGCCACTGCTAAGGTCCGTGTGTATGCCGTCAATTACAACGTTCTCCGCGTTATGAGTGGAATGGCTGGGGTAGCTTTTTCAAACTAATTTTACTAGTTTTGGAAGAGTATGCTCAGAAAAACAACCCGCCACAAACAAACAGGCAATGTTTGTGGAAACTTCGGTTAGACCCCTGTATTATGGTCAGTTGTTAGTGAGGATAAAAGTCCTTGCAAGATTACTTGTTGTTCGGGAAACCCCTTAGAGCCTCAACTACTAAGTCTGTGCTGGAAACACTCAGATGGCCGAGAATAGAACTCGGGTATAGTAATAATGTTGAGGATTGGGCAATCCGCATGGTTATAACCTAAAGACGCCTTTGTAATAAACAATATAAATATGCTAGTCTATGGTTAGCCGTCAGAGACTGAACGGTAATCGCTCGTTGTTGAAGGTCTAAGCAACCGGAGACGGGTTAAGATACAGTCCATCCCCCTAGGGAAACTTAGGGGTAGTCGAGAGCCTATTCCAATTAAACACATTGTATATTTTATGGTGCATATTATACATCACATTTTATAAAAAATAATAAATACATTCATTATTTTTTATTGGATTTTATTTTTTACACTTATTTTTTTGCATTGTTCTATAACTAAATCATATGAATAATTACGTTTCATCATATTGCAATCTCCGCAGCAAGGTCGGCAGTTATCCTCTGTATATCCTATATCATTATCAAATCTGTCAATTCCATTTTTGTGGGTTTCGGTATTTTCTTTTCCACATAAATAACAGGGTTGCAAAACAATATTATCATAAAATCTCCTATCAATCCCTACATTATATCTATCTAATGACCTTTTGTTATATGCACAATGATGGACATTTGTGTGATCAGTAAATAATTCTGGATATGGCATTATGCGTTCTCTGCTATATTCATATATATGTATAGACCTTTTTATAAATATGTCTGCTTGTGTAGTTTTTTCATAAAATTACATACAGAACAACACGATACACTATTTTCAACTGTATAACCAACTGTATTGTCTTTTCTGTCCACTCCATTAAACCCCACATTATTCATATTATTACAATAATAACAATTTTGATATATAATTGACATATATGTATCTATGGCTAAATCAAAACAAAATCCACGTTCTTGTGCGTGTGTTTTATAACTGTTATAATGATATGATTCCGATTTATATCTGACATTTTCAGCCCATTCTTTTTTCTTTTGTTTTCTTTCTGATTTTGATTCAGCAATTTTGGCTTTTGCATTTCGAATATCTTTATTGCGATTTTGATCTCGTATTTTTCCTTTTTCTCTACAAGATAAACAATGTTTGGTTATAGTGCCTTTTTGTCCATTATATTGAAATATATCTTGTGATTTGTTACACATTGAACATATTCTAGTATTTTGTTCATCCGTCAATGTTTCTACTGCTTTTCCTCGTCTTGCCCTATCTTTTTCTCTCTCTTTTTCTAAACACGATTGACATCTAGTATATTTATATATCATATCCAATTGTGTTCTACATCCTCGCACATAATTCACGCATACTTTTTTACCATTAGCCTCCGTTTCATCTACAAATAAACATATTTGATGTTTTCCACAATATTCATTTTCATCGGATCGTTTGAACTTGCAGTTCTCCGATTTACAGAAAATAACATCCACTGGTTTAGCTTTTTCTCTAGTTCTACAACCTTCGCAAGACAAATACTTGCTATCACCCATATAGTGCATTTTCAGACATCCATTACATAATCGCAACTTGTCTAACATAGTATCAGTATATTCATTCATATATTGATGCAATTTACAGAATCGGGTTTCACCGATCCGATGATTGCGACATACATTGTTATTACGGTCTTTCGATAAACACTTCATAATACTGTATTATTGTTTAGTCAATTGTATTTATATTACTTTTACTATAATGTAAATATATTATGTATGGAATGGACCACTTCAATTTTCCTGACAAACAATACCACTCTTGTAAATCGCTATAGCTTCTTCTCTACCCTTAATGTCTAGGTGTGTGGTATGATGCCCTTGGGCATCGCATACCATACATCTAGTATCATGCTTGTCATATGGATTTTTAATCCATACGACCAGTCATTAAACTCACCAACACATACTTTTTTGTTCTCCAAATCTTTGTAATGCATAAAAAAATATTTCATTTTGTCCAAAGTCATTTTAGGTAAATGTGATATATCATTGATATGTAAATAAGTGGGATCGCAAAATAAAAAAATCAATATTATATGAAATAATATAATATTGAAAGTAATATTGAAAATTAAATATAAACTAGTATTTTTATAAGTTTTTATAAGTTTTCCTCTTCAAATATTGTGCGAAACAATTCTTTGTGTTCAGCCAGGTTTTCGGACGTCCATGCTGGGCTTCCATCTCCTATCATAGAGAACGCTATGATTTTGGGTTTAGATTTGTTGCACATAGGACATTTTTTTCTGATGACGCGCCTTCTCCCTACTACCATTAAAGGCGTTCTTACAAATTCTGTCCAGCATTTAAGCCCAAACTTGTGGCTGCAATCAGTTTGTATTGTTTCGCCTTTTATATGAGATTCTAAACAAATTGCACATTCTCGACTGCAATTTCTTTCAAAAGTTCGTCGATTCAAAGATACCAGATTCAATTTTGGTAAATCTGTATCTACAAATCTTACTCGTCGGTCAAGTCGTAGCAAAGTGTTCAAGTCTCTTACTTGATTTGAGTTTATTCTTCCAATTCTGTTAAGAAAACTCAAGTCTTCTGCGTTGCTAATAGTTTCAATGTGGTTGCTCATTTTGTTAAAAGTTCAATAAGTTACAATTTGATGTTTTTATTGATTACAGTTAAAAATATAAAAAAGTATTTCAATTTTCCAAATTTTATGCCTATACATTAAACAATACCACTCTTGTAAATCGCTATAGCTTCTTCTCTACCTTTAAACTCGCCCACAGTGACCTTCTTGTTCTCCAAATCTTTGTAATGCATAAAGAAATACTTGATTTTGTCCAAAGTCATTTTAGGCAAATGTGTTATATCATTGATATGTAAATAAGTTGGGTCTACTTTGGTCGAAGGACACATAATCAATTTAGGATCCACTCCGGCATCGTCTTCTGTTTCTAAAAATCCAATGATTTTACAATCGATATAACATCCCGGGACCAATTCATCGTCCATAATAATGACTGCATCAATCGGGTCGCCATCTAAACTCAATGTATCTGGAATGAAGCCATAATTAAACTCATACTTGAATGGAGTATGCAATATTCTATCGCATACTAGAGCTCGCTTTTCTTTGTCATATTCATATTTAATATGAGAACCTTTAGCAATTTCGATAAAAACATTGACAGTTTCCATTATATACTTATGAAATCCCCCAATATGTTTATGTTATTTAGCAATAATCATTTTTCTTTATAAAACTCAAAAAAACAAAACAAATAATATTAATTCGTATAAATCCATATAAAAAATGCTTAATAAACCATTCATACAATGACATCTATTGCAACTATTTCATCCAATACTCAAAATGACTTATTAATGCGCAATTTAATGGATTTCTATGGCAACAAAGAGAACATACATAAAATGATGAATATAATCAATGGCGAATCCAAAATATCGCTCCGTATTGTGGATTGGTTTGTCACCAATTTTGCCAAGAAATACTATACCGTGTATGATTTACCAACCCATCGCATTAGTGGCCAAGAAGAACTTACCCGGTTCAAGGTGTATAATGACTACAAACTTAAATTGAAAGCTTATTCGAAAAAGCGATTTGACCCATTTTGCAGATGGGAACGTATTTCCATTCCCTATGATGAGGAAAAATATATGGAAACAACAATTGGGCAACTCAATTTTTTCAAATGGGCTATAGAGAACAAAATCATTGATTTTATAAAGGCCAATTATGAAGAAATAGAAAATGATATGAATGCGCGAAATAGCACATCTAAACGCAAGTTCTCATTAGACAATAAAGAAGCTACGTCGGCAAATGATAAAACACGAAAGAAGCGCGAAGAATTGTCCGTTTCAGCGTGCAAATGTATTAAAAAAGAAAGCGTGAAAATTATTGTAAAGTTCAATTAGTACAAACATATATAAAAATCATATAATATAGAATATTATATGACAACAACATTAGTAACTGAACACTTATGGTGGCCATTTGGCGCACATCTATTGCACGTAAAATGGGCATATATACAAGCTATTAAAAACGGGTATGCATTTTTCTATAAAAACAATGGCAGCCGGGTATTTTTCCGAGGAAACACTGTACATCATTACTATGAAGATATATCAACAATTCAAGAATCAGACATAGACCCGGAAAAAGTAGTGAAATACGAATATTTGAAAGAACATTTAGAAGAGCGTTATGCATTTAAACATGATAATTATGCAACGGTAGAAGAGTTTCATCAAGATTTATTGCACAAAATATACAAACCCAATGCATACATATGCAATATATTGAACAATAATCAGCTATATCGCAAAATAAAAGACGAGAACTTGCAATATATTGGAATGCATATTCGGTTGAGTGATAAAGTATGTGGGCCGTCAATGGAAACTAATTATATTGATATGAAGTTATATGCAGATAAATGTATTGAATTGTGTAATACACATAACATCAAGTATATTGTATTGTGTTGTGATACAAATGAGGCGGTGGATTATATAACCAATTATAATAGTTCTCTCAATAGTGATATAACCATTTTGTATAACACGGATGAGACCCGGTGCCCAAATGATTTCCGCGAATCCGCGGTATGGAGAATACAGAGTGGTTATATGAGTAATGAAGAGTTGGAGCGCGAATATTTTGCCGGGTTTTTCAATTTCGAGTATTTGCTGAATGCATATGCTATAGTTGGAAATTGGGATAGTTGTTTTATATTAGCCGCAGTGGAATATCGCCGAAACCCGTTGGATTATAATGTCAATATTTGGAATCCACCCCGGTGGGGAATCCAAAATAGGGGTGGGTACTAGTAGGATAACAAAATAATAGTGTGTATTTATAATACTATTATTTTATATTTACTATAGTTCAATTAAACTGTGGGCGCTGGTTAGGTTGGACAGTCAAGTTTGCCGGAATCAATAGAGGGATTTTTGTGCAAATATTGAGCGATGGAAGTTCTTTGATTTGAGCCACGACGGGTTCTTGTGGAGTAACCAAATTGGTCGAACCAATTCCCAACAACATTGATTCTATATCACATGAATTAACGGATAATTGCGTTCTGGAAACATTGCCGGCCAATAGCCCATTGCCAGGTAAATTGGTTTGGGAAGGAGGACCTCTATATTCAGCAGTGCACCAGGTGGCATTTCTATTATAGGACCATTGTTCTAAATCGTAATTCCCAGGTGTATTTTTCGTTCTAGTGGAAGCCATATCTATAGCATATAGACAGGTTATTTTTTCGAAAGTTTTTGTTTTAATAACATATATAAAGGGTGATGTTCATCAAATAGTTCATTCAACACCATATATTCCCGAAATACTGGGTAGAAATACATTAAATAATCATAGGAAAATAATATAGCTAAACCTACTTCCAAATCTTCGGTCATCATTTCGACTGCTGCCAATTTATATAATTCAATAAACAACGGATGTTTTCGTGTATTGTGCCATATGAAATCCAGTGCATATGTCATATTTTCCAAATCATATGTCATTTCGTGGCAACATTCTGGATCGGTTCCCTCCGGATAATCACCGGTTGGAAATGTATCTGGATAGCGCAAAAAACACAATTCTTGCAATGCTTTTCTATATTCTTCATTGTTGTTGTATTGGGGTGTTATAATATTGAAATTGATGGGTATATTGTAATATGGATGATCTTTCGGTAGCGTTTTATCGCCCACCGGGTCATCTACTTGGTCATTTACTTGACTATTTACCGGTTCTGGTTTATCTGAGTCAGTTGCAGGCGGTTGCAATACTGTATTTTCCTCATTAGAACTTCGATTCTCTATTGTGTTTTCAAAATCGGCCATAATTTCCCTAAATATTAAATATAAATGACAGTTATGTTTATGTCATTTATATATGTGTTTTATTGCGAGTTTGTAAGTGCAACCCGGATGCGCATTTTCATTCGCTTCGCTTCTGAAAATGTGGTTCGAATAGTTTATTTCTTGTATGACAAATTGCGGGCATCTGCACCACCACGCACCCATCCTTCCATAGCGGCTTCTTCGACAGTGTATGCCGGGTTGGCAACACGCTCATTCATATTGTAATCAGTCAATTGCATCGAGTATGGCATAAATGACTTCTCCATAATAGTGGAAGTGCTTTTCTTGTGATCAATGATTTCGCCTTGTTGCAATTGAGATTCAATATCAGTATTACCGGCACCTCTTCCTAAATAAGGGACAGTTGCAAACATACGTTGCATCAATTGAACCTTTTCTAAAGGGCGCTCTTGTTCGGCCTGGTTGAGTAATAGTGATTCATAATCAACGACGCCTCCGCCAACGCCACTTCCACCATTTACCCCATTGTAAGTAACCGCAGGTTGCATAGTAGCAAACAATATATGATTATCTGACTTGGCTGACGAAAAATAGTTGGATAAATTATAATTTGCAATACGGGTATTGTATAGTGTTTCTTGGGTTTTATCCGTAACATCTGTTCCAATTCGACCCATATTGTTAAACATATAGCTATTTAGACTGGACATTTTTCTTATATATTATACTATTACACAAGAAAATCATACAATATTATTTATTGGTTTATATATTTAGTTGAATTATTTCTAGCACAAGCAAATAGATTGCCTTCTTTGCACGAAATCATACTGCCATAGCAAAAGTCGGCAAACCCAGCCTGATCATTTGGAATAGTGGTACTAGCAGTAGAATAAAAGGGGCGTAGTGATTGTTCAAAAACAAATTGTTCTCCTAAATCTCGGAAAAGCTTATCAGCAATATTTGGTTGCCCCGGGTTAATTTTTTGAACCATCATTTTGGCATCAGTCAATATATTATCACTTATTTCGGGTTTAGCAATAGGTGGGGCCGGTTTTTTATGAGGATTATAGTCATAATCATTCATCAAAACGTTGCTAAATGGGTTCTCTGGTGTAGGCGTATCGAAAACGTCGGGAGATGTAGATTTATTCATATCGTTCAACATATCTAAAGCAGGGCTTTTGAAACCTTCTAAACCAAAACCTTCTAAATCTTTATCGCCGGTTTCGGATTTTATGTGATGTCCATAAATCAAATGCAACGAGAAAAGTGTTATAACCGAAACTAGGAGAACTCTAAAACTTCTGGTTAAAATAAAGCCAATCATTGTTAGTACTATTATTAACCTGGATATGGCATTTAGTTTTTGAGAATAAGTCATAGAATCCGTGGGGAAAAACTCAAATACATAACTCGTATTCAAAATAATATTGGGATTTTCACTCCAAAAAGGAACCTTGGGTTTAGTCTTAGATGATTGTACGTCATTTTTTACTGATATATCGGAGTTATCTACTACCGAATGCGTATTTGGTTCATAATCTGACATTATATATATTGTGTTCTATATATTTACCACGTATTTATTTTATTTATAAGCAAGTTCTCCAATCAAATTATTATGAATATACCGCTAAATAAACAAATTATTTATCACTTACATCTCCAATCTATCTTCAATCCAGCTTCAGTTTTTTCTTCATACACTTTTCATCTATATCAAATGTATTACAGGGGGTGTCATCCGGAACAATTTTTAAAATACATTTCGCCTTTTCACCATATAACGGTTCTGTGCATCCCTTTTCGGATTTTTTCATCATTTCTTCGTGTTCTCGTTTTAATTCTTCAATAGATTTAGCACATCTTGACCTGAAATGTTCATATCGCTCTCTAACATCGGCATACGATAGACCAGATTTCTTACCCAACATTTTATTGACAACTTCGTGCAATTTATAGACATAAAGAGAGAACTTGGCCCGGTTCTCCATATGACACATTTTCAACGGAAGTTTTTTGAAATTGTTCTTCAAGTTTTTGCGGCATTTTCCGCAAGGTAATACATTTTGCAAGTTCAATATAAAGTCGCGATAATTACGCTTATCATCGCACGTGGGATTAACGGGGTAATTGAAGCTCATTGTATGTAATAGATGCCACGTGCTTGGTCCCCATACCGTGGTTAGCATTCCGTCATTACTTGAATAATGTTTTCGCGTAAATACAGACGTTCTCGTTTTTTTACTAGAACGTCTATTATTCCTTCGTGTTTTATTCATATTTTATTGAAATGTTATTATAATACCTTGATAAAATGTATTTTACAAAGGAAAATGATTTGCTAAATAAACATTTAGGGAATATTTTCCTTCGTAAAACTCCAGAAAATATGAGGAGAATCTACGTTCTTCGAACTCCGATTCTCACTTGTAGAGTTTGTAAGAGAACATAGCTATAATTCGGTTTTTTCGGCCAATTTATCTATAGCCATAATATATAATGTCCAGTATTCTTAATTTATTATATAATCGTTTTTTTAGTAAATATTCCCGTATTATTTTCATTGTTTTATTAGTCATATTATTTTCCTATATCGGATATAACGGATACCAAAAGTATTACAAAAAAGCTGCCGAAGTAAAAGAGTTCTCGGATGTAGCAAACGCAAATAAGCGTAAGAAGGAAGCCCAAGTTCTCTTTTTCTTTGCAGATTGGTGTCCTCATTGCAAAAAAGCAAAGCCTGAATGGGAACAATTCAAGGAAGAATATGACAATAAAGTGATAAATGAGTATAGTATTAGTTGTCAGCAAGTCGATTGCACGGATGATAAAGACCAAAAAACGGCTGCGCTCATAAAACAATATCGTATTGAGTCATATCCTACTATTATTATGATTGTAGGAGATAATCGAATTGATTATGATGCAAAAGTCACCAAAAGTGGTCTAGAACAACTGGTTTTATCCGGAACCAGTAAATAAAATTGATATATAATCATATATTGAAATAATGTAATACACATACTATTACACTATTATTGAAAATGCAAAGTTCTCCCAAATGCAAAAATAACTCTCAAAAAAACTTGCATTCGTTCTTTCAAATAACGCACGCCCCGGATGCAAAACACAAGAAATGTTTTATATATGACCCGGAAACCCGGCGTGCCTGTTTTGAATATAGTCCTGCTAATACAGACCAATTTATCGTGGAAAAATTGACCATTAAATTATACTATAGATCGCCCAATATACAAGAACTGACTCCGGGTTGGCGAAGCCAATATGACCCGGGTAATGCAATAAGTATCCCATTATTAAAATCCAATTTGCAAAAGGCTATTCGCCGAGGTCATAAAAACATTGCTATACAGAGTGCAATACAACTCATTCACCTAGACAAAATACAATTTCTCCGCCGATTGCCAATTATTTATATAGAAGATGTTTGTTTAATGGACAGTTTCCCAATGGTTGTATGGCTTATGATGGCTGATAAACACTATATACTTACGCCGCTCGATATAGACATTCTATTGCACTGTGTAAATGGGCTATGTCATTGTAGAAAGGTTGTTGGATCTATAGAAAACCCTACTGTAGAAAAATATACCCACGAGTATTTAGAGAACTTGGATAATCATACAGAACTATTGTGTATATATTATCGGTCTCTTTATGGCGGAATGGGTGGAGATATGCGTATGTTGAAAGATGCAATTGACTATTACATAGCTCATCCGCATCATATAGAGAGAACTTGCTATGAGCCCATTGATTTCGATGAAATCCGCAATATGGATATAGAAATATTGGTGGAGGCAATCGATTTCCACCCGTTTCCACATATGTTATCTATATTGGAAAAAAAGACGCGATTGGATAAAATGGTGATAAAGGAATACATATGGAATGCTGAATCTGGATATAACATTCGAAAACCGGAAACTGGCGAAAGATCGAAAAAATATATGGCTAATCCGAATTGGCAACTAATTTGTCTGCATTTGGAAGATGTTCGTGATTTGATGCTATTTTCTCCATAAACTTATTCCATATTTCAATACCTTTATCTAATAATAGAGAACGTTCTTTTTGAGACGACGAAACATTGACAAAATCATACATTGCAACTATCGCGTTCTCCACTTCGATTTCATATTTTATTGTATAGTCCTTGTTTTTTATAGATGCCAAATAGGCCTGTTTATACATTTTATTCAAAATAAAAGATAAGTAATCGAATAAGGACGATTCTTCTGTAATGGTTTGTGTTTTTTCTTGTTCTTTTGGCAATGTAATACCCAATATTTCATCTGGATTTGCACCGTTCTCCAAACAAGCATAAATCGGATAATTATTTGTTATACCACCATCGGAATAACACCCGCCGTCTTTTAAATAAGGCATAAATATAATTGGCAAGCAAGCGGAGCAATACACTGCATCTATAACTCGCCAATCTGGATGTGTTTTGTGCGAAATATCGACAGTTTCATATTTATGTATTTCAGTGCTAAATATATGAATATCTATTTTGGAATATTCATATAGCTCTTTCATTGTAATAGTGGGTTCCAGATCTTTCCCTTTTAGTAAAGGACATATCATTTCTTCGATTATTTTTTTGCCTAAAATACCCTTTGAATCAAAAGAACGGAGAACTGCTGCAATATCAAACTTGAATACATTTTCCCACGGTCGTTTTATTATATAGTTGTCTATTTCGGACCAATCGTATTTTAGTGCAATAAATATAGCAATTATAGCACCCGCTGAAGTTCCATAAATACTTTCAATGTGTTCTATAGTCCATATACCCGATTTATGTGATTCGCGTAAAATGCTATAGGCAGTAATTCCTGCTATACCTCCACCGGTTATCACTAAATGCTTTATAGTAGTGTTTTTGTCCATTTGAATATATGTGTATATGTGTGATTTTTCTTATATGTTTTTGAAGTAAAATATTTTTATATATGCACTATATACTATGGCATTTTTATACGTAACAGACGAAGATACAAATGAAAAAATAAATATCGACGAGTTATACGAGAAAAATCACCGGCGGGATTTAAAACAATTATCGATATTCAATAAATTATTGGGTCGCATACATAAACGTATTAATACTGTGGGGAAAACGAAATCAAATGATAAACACATATGGTTTACTGTCCCTGAATACATATTTGGAGAACCTGTATATGACAAATCGGAATGTATAGCATATTTAGTAACAAAGTTGGAAGACAATGGATTTCACGTACGATATATGCATCCAAATACTTTATTTGTATCGTGGATGCATTGGGTACCATCTTATGTGCGCAATGAAATAAAGAAAAAGACTGGAAATGTGATTGACCAATTTGGCAATTTAGTAAAAAAAGGCGGAAATGAAGATGAAGAAGAGAACGTCAATTCGAAATTGTTTAATGATAGATCGGGTGGAGGAGCACCTCAAAAAGAACAAAAGCAATACACTCCTATAGACCAATACAAACCTTCTGGTAACCTAGTGTATAAACCGGAACATTTTCAGAAAATAGAGAAAAAGGTGACATTTAGTTAGACATATTATTGCTATTTTTGTAATAATATGTTTTATTTATCTGCTATATCTAGTTTGTTTATTTTGCAATCGGAATTGTTTTTTCATTGTCTTACTTCTATTTCCGCCTTTTTTATTTTCTGCGTCTTTCGATTCAACGGGTGTGGCACTAGCTGGGACACTAGATGGATTTGGTACTATAGGAGTATTTATTCCAGGTATAGAATATGCCCCGGGCATATTTAATGAGTTTTGTATTGCTTGTTGAGTTTCAGCTTCAAATATGGCTTCACTAGCTGGGGCACTAGCTGGGGCACTAGCTAGGGCACTAGATGGATTTGGTACTATAGGAGTATTTATTCCAGGTATAGAATATGCCCCGGGCATATTTAATGAGTTTTGTATTGCTTGTTGAGTTTCACCTTCAAATATGGATTCACTAGTAGGGACACTAGAAATGGTAGAGGGTGGTTGAATAACTCCTACAACTGGCTCACTTACAATAGACGCATATGAAGAACATAGTGTTTTCTTATAGTCCTTGTCTTGTTTTTGTTTGATAATTTCTTCATCATATTCCATTGTTTTCATATCTATATAGAGTTTATTTAGTGGATTTATATTTTCCAACATTGTTGTTAGTTTAGGTGAAATAATTTCATTTATTACATATTCTACAAATAAGGTTCCGTCTAAAGGATCTAGATTACCATCCTCAGTCATTGTACCCGGTGCTATTTTTTCAAATCCTTTGACTAACGCACTTTCTACAATTTCGCGAACAGTTGAAACCTTTGTTACTAACTGTATAATACATACTGCTGCAACTGTACCACTATCAATAATTTGATCAATATAACTAGTCAAAAATGGATCTATTACACGTAAATACATTTGTCTTCCTTCCGGGCTATGTAAATGATCATTTATTGTGTCTAAAAACTTTTTATAAATATCTTCACGTATTTCTACATATCCCTTTTTATCAGTTTTTGAAAAGTTAGCAAATATTTCATCAACAATTTTAGCAGATAAATTACTTGGTGTAGGTAAATCTAGTCCTTTTTTCTTTAAGTTACCTAAAGCCTGTCCTATAGGGTTTTTTTTTATTTCACCCATTGATTTGTCTAATAATTCTTGACCTTTTCCTGTAATAGCTCCCTGTAATTCATCTGCCTTATCTGAAATAGCATCCTTTAGCAAAGCATTTGGATCTGGTATAGCTCCTTTCAATGCGGCAGTTTGATTTGCAATAGCTCCCTGTAAAGCAGCTGCCGTGTTTGGTATAGCACCTTGTAATGCAGCAGTTTGTTCTACAATAGCTCTCTGTAAAGCTGGAACAGTAGGAATAGCCCCCTTCAATGCAGCAGTTTGATTTGCAATAGCTCCCTGTAAAGCAGCAGTAGGGTCAGGTAAAGCTGGAACAGAAGGAATAGCTCCTTTCAATGCAGCAGTTTGATTTGCAATAGCTCCTTTCAATGCAGCAGTAGGGTCTGGTAAAGCTGGAATAGTAGGAATAGCTCCTTTCAATGCAGCAGTTTGATTTGCAATAGCTCCTTTCAATGCAGCAGTAGGGTCAGGATTAGGTGCAGATGGTTTATCTTCTGGGCCAGTACCACCCCTATTACCTATTACCAATTTATGAATATCTTTCAGTTTTTTATTTAGCTTTTCAAATTGTTTTTTAGAAATAGAAGGACGCATTTCTTCCAATAATTGTATTGCATCATTAAGGGTATTTTTCATATCATAATTACCGCCGGTTTGTAATGGCATAGTACTATTGTCCTCAGCCACTACATCAAGAGGTTTAACTGGCATAATATTTTTTTCTTCGGCAACTAAATCAAGAGGTTTAAGTTGGTCTTTGATTAATTGTATTACTTTATGCGCTTTACTTATTGGAGTATCTTTAGCAAACTTGGTTTGTACTTCTATTATTGCTAATTGCAATATATTTAAAAATAATTTACCATTGTTACTGAGTTTAGCATCAGTTTCCAATATTCTCTTTAAAACTAATATACTTATATAATCGTTTTCAAAAAAATTGTCCATAGGATATTTAGCATTTTTTATCACAAATCTCAAAAAATCATCTTTAAATCTATCTGATAAAATCTCTGTATTTGCAACAGAAAAATTACTTTTCAAAAAATCATCGAAAACGGAAAGAAAAACTGCTTTAGAATGTCTTTCTGTACAAGAGTCTTCACTATCAAGACTATTTATCATAGAATCACATATTTCTTGCATAAGTGTTTTAGCCATATTTGCCCAAACAATAGTTGGGACTCTATTAAAAATTGCATCAACTAGATTCATTTGCCTTTCTATATTTTTATGATATTTTTTTCTATAAAATTGAAACTCAGTATAATTAATAATAGTGTATATAATCCTAAAAAATGATAATGTCTAGTAATGCCAATTCAGCCAATATTGTTTATAGCGATGATCGTATAATAACTATTAAGGCAAAACCGCATAAATATAATACCCCTAAAAATATAGAAACTATGGAAGCGGCTTGTGTTATACAATCAACTGTGGAGATTGATCATTCTAAATCTAGTCCAACTGTCCTAAAGCCACTATCTTCCGATATTAATCACATACAAACAAATGAAAAAGTCAAAGCAAAAACCCACAAGAAAAAAACTACAATTTCTCAAGCAGAAAAGTCGCGATTGTGGGATATATTCGATACGGAGAAAACAACACAGGCTAAATTGAATCAGCCTCAACCCGAAATCGAATGCGTGTATGAACATAAGGAACAGGGGTTATGTCACCTATGTAGTTCGGTATTGGTTATTATGGAAGATGGATTTCCAACTTGCACCAATTCAGCGTGTTCTGTGATATACACCGATACGTTAGATTATTCTCCGGAATGGCGATTTTATGGAGCCGATGATAAAAACTCGGCAGATCCTACACGCTGCGGCAATCCAATTAACCCATTATTGGTAGAATCGTCGTTTGGTTGCAAAGTGATGGCTTCATCCAATCTTTCGTACGAAATGAAGAAAATCCGCAAGTGGACCGAATGGCAATCGATGCCACATAAAGAAAAATCGCTATACAATGAGTTTCAATTCATTACGATTATGGCTCAAAATGCAGGTATTCCCAAAATATTGATCGATGATGCTATATCCATTCACAAGGATATTTCCGAGCAAAAGATGTTTAGGGGATTGAATCGCGACGGTATAAAAGCCGCATCCATATATATTTCTTGCCGGTTAAATGGATGTCCTAGAACTGCTCACGAAATTGCGGAAATCTTTAGTTTAGACAAACCGAGTGCTACTAACGGATGTTCTATGGCAGTAAATATATTGCACAATATCGAACGAAGCGTTGATTTATCGCAACAAACGGAATTGCAAATGACTACACCGAGTTCGTTTATCGAGCGATATTGCAGTAAATTGAATATGAATATGGAACTAACTATGTTATGCAAGTTTATTGCCAACAAATTGGAGCAAAACAATATTATTACTGACAATACGCCACACGCAATCGCCGCTGGTATTGTGTATTTTATTTCCTATTATTGTAATATGAATATATCGAAAACAAATATAAAACAGATTTCCGGAGTTAGTGACGTAACTATCAACAAATGTTTCAAAAAAATGGATGCCATACGTGATACACTGTTACCTAAATGCATTATCGACAAATATTTGTAATCTGCGAAGATATCTGGATGCACAGCAGTAAGATATCAAGAAAACTCTGTAGAACATAGTTCGAAAGAGTTTACAGTATATGCTCACAGATTTCAATAAACTTGTATGTAATACCTACTTCTTCTGTGTTTTCCCACACACCGGATATTTTCAACATGTATTTTTTTTCATTTGGGGATTTACAGTTTTGTTTTTCTTTGTAGATTTTGAAAAACCCCTTGTACAATTGGTTTGTTAGAACTAGATTGTTGCGTTTTTTTAGGCCATTCATTTCTTTGTAAGTATTTATAATAGTATTTTCGATTTCGGACAATAAAGTAATATATTGCAGATTTTTTACATCGTGTGTATAAAAACAAACCATGTATTTGCTTTCTGTATAATCTTGATATACCAGTTCGCGCCCGGATAGTTTAGCTGGTATAGTCGCTGGCGAACCAAACTCTTTCGAACTACGTTCTACATAGTTTTCTCTAATTCCAGCAGCTTTACTTCCGGAGTTATTCGCAGATTTACTAACAAATGGTATGACAAAAAATACGCCATTCATTGTGAAATGTTCAGATGAATAAATTATTTTAGAAAAACATCCGTCTATAATATTGTTTTTTTTCTTGTCTAAAAAAAATACATTTTGGCTATTAAACTTGTTAGGATTTATTACGATATTCATATTATTAGATATATAATATGAATTACTCTATTTATTATGTTTTTATACATTAATTTTTATGATTACATACTAGTAAACTTTAGATGCCCATACGCATTCGTCCGCCTCTTATTCTCCGATTGTTATACATCATTCCGAACTTAGTATCATATGGCATTGGTCCTTCTCGCAAGTCGTGAAGTCTATATTGATTTACATTTGGATTGTATTCGGTAGTAAACCATTTTACATTGACAAATCCAGATTCATTATCTATAATATAATCCAAGTTTTGTATGGAATAAATGCCTTCTTGAGTGTTGCGCAAATATCTGTCATATTCACTTTGATTTACTTCGCGGGTAATTTCTTCATTTTTTTGTATTATATTGGAGTCGCCTATTTTATAAAATATACTGCGGTCAATGGTAATTCCGATTTTTTCCAGACGTTTTTGTAATAGATTGTCTTCGTATCCCCAAGCCCAGAAATTTGGAAATCCATTTACTTTTTCAAAATCTCCGGCTTTGATGGAGACAATTCCTCCCAATGTATATGTAAATCCAAAGAAATGTTTTACTACACCCTGCACTGTATCATAGTGAAATAAGTTTTTTCTAACTGGCATAGTATCTACGTCATTAAACACTAGAGTAATGTTTTTATAGTCATTGGGGTATTTGTTTTTAACAACTAAAAATCCAATATTTTTCATAGCACCTCGATTAAATACTCTTTCGTCAATTTGATGAATGTAGTGTATAACATAATCTTGCTGGGAATAATCTTCTAATATATGCTTCATATGATTTTTGAATAATTCTAATTGAGATTCTCTATTGCGATAGGGAACAACAAATACTATTTTAGGAATAATCACAGTTTCGGAGACAGTTTCTATCACAGGCTCAGGTTCTACCACAGGCTCAGGTTCTACCACAGGCTCAGGTTCTACCACAGGCTCAGGTTCTACCACAGGCTCAGGTTCTACCACAGGTTCAGGTTCTACCACAGGTTCAGGTTCTACCACAGGTTCAGGTTCTACCACAGGTTCAGGTTCTACCACAGGTTCAGGTTCTACTACACTAATAGTAATATTTTGAGTTTCTTGCAAACTAGGTACCACCTCCTCTAGTATAACAGATTCCTCTATAACAGGTTCTTCTACTTCTGCAACTGGTTCCTCTTCTACAACTGGTTCCTCTTCTACAACTGGTTCCTCTTCTACAACTGGTTCCTCTTCTACAACTGGTTCCTCTTCTACAACTGGTTCCTCTTCTACAACTGGTTCCTCT